TCGCCGTGTGACCGTTGCAGGTGCAAGCGGCAGTGTTGCTCTCGCAAACGTGACTATTCTCACCAGCAATGATGGGAATACAAGCAATGCGGTGACCAACGCTGCGGCTCTGACTACCGTTACAGGTTCTACTAAATTCCAAGACTTAGCTCTGTCTACAGCAGCAGCGTCTACGGTTTATAGCACCCCTATGTACGTGTATGTTGGAACAGCAGCAGCAGCTAACAACTCTGTTGAAATCACGGTTTACGGTGACGTTGTATCGCTATGAGCATGGTTTATGTAACTAATACTGGCGACACTAAACTCAGAGATGGGTGTGGTGGCATCTTTTATGACTTTCCTAAAGACGAAACGGTAGAGATACCGTTAGATGCGGCAAAGCATATTTTTGGTTACATGAACCCCAACAAAGAACCGTTCCTTTCCCGCTTGGGTTGGGTGCGGTCTTTTGCAGAAATTGACAAAGGTTATGAGAAGTTGGCAGAGTTTAAAATCTCTGAGCAACCTCCTCAGCAGAATCGCTCGTTACCCTCGGCGGTTGGCGTAGTAGCTCTTCACGTTGAAAAACGTGTTGAGCGAAATGTCACTAAGAGGGCGGCTTAATATGGATGCTCAATGGCAACTCTCTCTTCCTACCTTACGGAAGTGCAGCGACTCTTGCATGACGCAAACGCTGTCTTCTGGTCTACCTCGGAGTTAACGGACTACATCAATGATGCCCGTGAACGAGTAGTAAGAGATACTGGCTGCCTTCGCACACTTCAAGTCACTAGCACCCCCCTCTCTAGCACGGGTGTAGTTGCAATTCCTTGGTCTAACGGCCTGACTGTCACTGCTGGACAGTTCATCTTCTCCAACATCTTCATCTACCAAGTAACGGTTGGTGGTGTTTTGAATTCTGATGCTGCGCCCTACCCAACTGGTAGCGCAACATTCCCGCCTTCTACCCCGTTTACTAACGGCACAGCCACACTGCAATACTCTAGCAACTGCGAGATTATCAGTCTTGCTGCCCTGCCTAACGGGATACAGACACTAGATGTGCTGAACGTCACCCTTTATTGGGGTAACAGCCGTATTCCGCTACGCTATTTGCCGTGGAGTAATTTCAACGCCCAGCTGCGTTATTGGCAAAACTACGTAGGCAGACCTATTTGTTTCTCAACATACGGTCAAGGCCAGCTGTACATAGCTCCCGTGCCTGACCAGTCTTATGCTATTGAAGTAGATACAGTCATCTTGCCTACTGCGCTGAGTCTGAATAACCCATCTCAAGTCGACAGCATTGTTGACCCCTACACCACACCCGTTGCTTTTTATGCTGCTTACAAAGCCAAGTACAAAGAGCAGAGCTATGGTGAAGCAGAAATCTACAAGCAAGAATATGCCAAGCATGTACAGGCGGTTCTGAACTCGACCTACACACGCCGCATCCCTGACCCCTACTCTTCCTTCTAACTATGGCAGCAGCAGAGCAAAAAAAGTCCTATGCTGTTATCAAAAACTTTGCTGGCCTAAACACCAAAGCGAACAGAACAGCCATCAAGGAAGAAGAATTCGCATGGATTGAGAACGCCATGCCTATTGGATTTGGCAACATCAAAATTGTTCCATCTCAATCTACTGTCAAAGATTCTGGCAACACTGCTGTTACTTTTGCCAACACTGTTACCACTTTTGTATCTGCAAACATAGGTCTTAGTGACTATGTTGTTGGCTTTGAAGACAACGGCAGAGCTGAGTATTTCAAAGTTGACTCCGCTACAAAGGCAAATGTTGCCGTTACAGGTACGTTTTCCAACGCTGGTGTTACCGTTGCTCAGTACAAGAACGAGCGCATCATTATTGGTGACCCCAATAAAGGCGTGTCATCTTGGGATGGCAATAGCGTAGTGAGCATTGGTTCTGTCGGCACGTTTGGCATCACAAACCCCGGCAATGGATACTTGTCTGCCCCCAGCGTAACTATCAGCGCCCCCAATGACGCTAACGGTGTACAGGCTACGGCAGTTACAACCATCACTACTGGTGCTGGCAGCATAGCAAGCGTCAATGTCACCGCTGGCGGCTCTGGCTACACGGCTGTTCCGGGTGTCAAATTAGGTGCGCCTGACGTTACTGGTGGCACACAGGCAGAGGCGGTAGCAACCATCTCTGGTGGTGCTGTCGTTGCTGTTTCTGTGACCAATCCCGGCTCTGGCTACACAACTGCACCCAGCGTAACTTTTTCTGGTTCTGGTGGAGCTGTTGCTACTGCCGTGCTGAATACAGGGCAAGTCAGCGGTATTTTCCTGACAAACGCAGGAACAGGCTACACGGCTCAGCCCACAATCACCATCTCTGCACCACCCGGAGGCGCTACTACTGCTACAGCAATAGCGTCCTACAACACATTTGCAACTGGCACACTAGCCGTGCTGGTGACCAACGGCGGTACAGGATATGGTGCTAGTGGCTCATTCTCTGTGAGCTTTTCTGGTGGCGCTGGTGGTTCTGGTGCAGCTGGCACAGCCATCGTTAGCGGTGGTGCTGTTGTCGCAGTCATTATGACAAACGTAGGTTCAGGCTATACGTCAGCGCCTACTGTTAGCTTTTCTGCTGGCGCTGGTACGGGTGCAAAAGGCACAGTGGTTCTCAACAGCGACACCATTGTTGACGTAGCCACGTTTTCAGGCCGTGCGTGGGTTGCGGCAGGGCGTACTATCTACTACAGCGCTGCAGGCTCTTACAGCGACTTTACGAGCGTTTCAGCGGGGTCTTTTACCCTGACTGATTCCACACTGCACGGCAACATCCAAGGTTTACTGTCTGCCAACAACTTTCTGTACATTTTTGGTGACGACAGCATCAACGTCTTCTCTGATTTACGGGTAGATACCACAGGCAGAACACTGTTCACAAACACAAACGTCAGCGCATCTATTGGTACTAAACGCTTGTACGGGGTTTTCCCTTACTTCCGTTCTGTTTTATTTATGAACGACTACGGTATGTATGCCCTAGTGGGTTCTACCACCAGTAAGATTTCTGACCAGCTAGATGGCATCTTTCCGTACATAGACTTTACCTTGCCAGTGACAGGCGGTCAGGTGTTGCTCAACAACATTCTGTGCGCTGCTTTTAACTTTACCTACAACGACCCCACCAACAACAATACGCCCAGACAGATTCAGTGCGTGTTCTTTGACAAAAAGTGGTTTGTCACAAGTCAAGGTGGTTTAGATTACGTAACGTCTGTACCGGTAGGCGGTCTTATTCAGCTGTACGGCGTAGACGATAAAGCTCTGTACAAGTTATACGCAAGCTCTTCTGCTGCGGTCAACAGCACTATCAGAACAGCGCTTATGCCGCTGGGTGACCCTATCCGCACCAAGCAAGCCTTAAAATTTGGCATTGAAGCTACGTTAACTGCGGGTGCTTCTTTGACTGTAACGGTAGATAGCGAACAAGGCTCTAGCCCTGCTTACGCATTGACCAATGAAACCCTGTGGGTCAATAATGTAGGGACAACAATTTCTTGGATAAATAACAGCAGTCAGGTCATACCGTGGCTGTATTCCCAAGGGTATTTCCTTTACAAGTCAGATGCACAACAATACGGAAAGTATTTAGGATTAACCCTAACTTCTAGTAGTCCTGCATTTGTTTACAACACGTTCGAGATGGAACACGAATTAAGAGTGAGGTTCTAAGATGGCTGTACCGTATACATTTGGCTCTGCAACAAGCAGCATTCCCCTATCCCAGCTGGATAGCAACTTTGCCACCGGCATCACGCTAGGCAACACCACCGTTTATTTGGGCAACACAACCACATCTTTTGGTAATGTGTCCCTCACAAACGTAACCATCTCCAGCGTCTCTACTGCCATCACACCCTCTCAAGGCGGTACAGGTCTGGTCACCATCCCTGCCAACAACGTCATTCTCGGCAACGGCACTAGCAACGTAGCAGTGGTAGCCCCCGGCACGTCTGGTAATGTGCTGACAAGTAATGGCACAACATGGTCAAGCTCAACCATCAGCGCAGCGTCTGTGTCTGCGGCTGGCTCTACAACACAAGTGCAGTACAACAATGCTGGCGCATTTGCGGGTTCTGCCAACCTGACATTTAACGGAACAACTCTGACTGCTGCAGGACTTGCTGGCCCGTTTAACGGCACTGTCGGTGCGACTACAGCAAACACAGGTGCGTTTACTACGTTGTCAGCATCTTCTACTGTCAGCGGTACAGGCTTCTCCACATACTTGGCAAGCCCTCCTGCTATTGGCGGTACAGCTGCTGCTGCGGGAACATTTACAACCCTGACCACATCTTCCACAATTACAGACAATGGTGGAACTGCGAACGGAGTAACCTATCTCAATGGTTCAAAGGTTGTGACAAGTGGCTCTGCGTTAAGTTGGAATGGCTCTGGCGTTCTTGGTATTTTAAGTGGAAGCGCAGGAACACAAACCTATATGAGTCTTGGTCGCGCTTCTGAAGATGCGCGAGTTACTGTTGCCGCTGCTACAA